GCGGTTGTGGGAAATCCACTTGTTACCCAACCAGATGCTAGCGTATCTGAGGCGGTAAAAGAGAAAGTGACTGTCGAAACCCTCCAACCCAGTCACTTAACTACAAAGGAGGGGCTCTCGAGTTTCTCAACAGCCTCGCAGGTTATCAGTGGCATGAGGACATTGTACCAGCAAGACCAGGCCTTTGCGTTGCAAATTGTGGATCAAATGATACACTTTTCCAAGCACCCCGCGTCAAACTGGAAACAACAATTGCCACAGACGCAAAACAGGCATTTGAAGAATTGAGAGAGTGGACATGGCCCGAACGAGGGCCGGAAGCCGAAAAGGCATCGTTTAATTACCAAACCCAACAATTTATAAAGGGAGAGGAGCCTTGCTATGAAATGAAAGCAATGCTTATCAAACGAGTTGTGGCCGCTTACCCTAGTAGTCGACCGCGATCTTGGACTGATGAGAGCGTTGATGAAGTTGTACGTAGCATCATGTCAGTTGATGTGAAGGAAGACTCTTCGCCCGGAGTTCCTCTTTGTGTGCTAGCTGCCACCAATAAGATTCTTTTACGAGATCATTTTGGTATGGTGTGTGAGGCTGTTAAAGAGCGATTGTCGCTTCTAGCGATGACAGAACCTGAAGATATTAGAAAAATGACTGCGGAACAACTTGTTCAAGCAGGCTTGTGTGATCCCATACGAGTCTTTGTTAAGAATGAACCACATAATAAGTTAAAGACTGCCCAACGGCGGCTAAGACTTATTAGTTCGGTCAGTCTCGTTGATCAAATAATCGAAAGGTTGCTGTATGCTAGACAAAACAACGCGGAAATTGATAACTGGACTACTATTCCTAGTAAACCCGGTGGTTCAATGACCAATGATGAGGACGTCGAGATATTGGCTAGGGAGTTAGACAATGCCCGTGTAGGTGGAATTCAATTAGCTGATGTGGATATCAGCGGTTTTGATTGGTCCGTTCAAGGATGGGAGTTAGATTGGGATGCCGAATGCAGAATTGCTTTGGCTGTCAATGCTAGCCCTGACTGGCAACGAGCCGTTCGTAACCGCGTTAGATGTCTGTCTTTAGCTGTTTTCTCTTTTTCCGATGGGACTATGGTAGCACAACGTGAAGCTGGAATTGAAAAGAGTGGGAGTTATAATACAACTTCCACCAATTCAAGGATAGCTGTTATGTTGGCTTGGTTATCAGGCAGCAGTTTTGTAGCTGTTGTTGGAGATGACGCCATAGTAGAATTTAGACCAAAAGCCGCAAGTGTTTATGAGCGTTTGGGCCACAAAGTGAAACAGTATCGACCCTGTGAAGGGGATCATGTTGAATTTTGTAGTTCACGAATAAACTTGAAAACGGCCACCTGGGAACCTATAACCTGGTCCAAGACTTTTTACCGATTCTTGTGTCAGCCTATACCCAAGGTGGATTACTCCTTGTGGTTTCAGTTTTGTTCGACTTTACGGCATAGCCCCAAATTGGTGGAGATACGTGAGTGGTTGGCGAAAACTGCCCAGGGGGAGGTCCTTGGCAGAAAAATAAATGAGTGGAGCGCCGAAGATTACGCTATTACCTTCCCGGAAGAGGACAACCCGGAAAAAGAAAATGTCCCAACCCAACGCCAACGCCAAGACGAATAACTCTCGAGCGATGGTTGTGGTTAAGAAACAACAGGCGCCCGTGTCATACGGGTTTTCTGATGCATCCACCAGGAGGCAAAAAGCTAAGCCTTGGTGTTTAACGAGACGCGAGTACATATCAGACGTATTTGGATCTACATCCACTTTTGCGATTGTACCCATCTCTTTAAACCCTGGCCTAGCTAGTTTCCTCCCTTGGTGTAGTAGCATAGCTAATAGTTTCGATTATTATCGGTTTAAGCGACTCAGGTTCTTTTATTTACCTGAGACCTCTACTGATAACAAAGGACAGGTTGTGCTTTGTATAGATCCTGATCCGAATAATCAGGCGCCTACTGCGATGACGCAGGCTCTAAACTACAACGTTCGTCTCGTGGTTGTTCCCTGGATGGAAGGATCTGTATCAGTTCCTAATGATGTTTTAACAAGGTTTCCAAAGTTTTTAACCCGGAACTCTATAGTTGCGGGTGACTACAGCACATATGATGTGGGTAGTCTCTTTATAATTACTGGTGGAAACCTTGACGGTACGAAAATGGGCCAAGTTTGGGTCGAATATGATGTCGACTTTTACGAACCCCAAGTTCCCTTGAGCACTGCTCCATTACCTAAGAACAATTCATCCTTCTATATCCCTACATTACAAAGTCTCACTACTGGCGTTGCTACTACCGTTAATTTTAACGGCACGTCTTATAATCCCTTTGGTCTCGCTCCTAATGCTGGAACATTCACCGGTTTATTGGGGTCTTTCGTCGTCTATACGCAAGTTGTGACACAATCGACAACACTAACTGCTGGATCTCTCCAGATACAGAAGAACGGCACCATAGCCATTTCAACGACGTTCCCTGCTTTATTAGCTGGTTATGCAACAACAAATGCTGAGATTATTATGTCTCTTGTGCCAACTGATGTCGTATCAGTTGTCGTCTCTTTGACAGGCACAGGCAATACTCTTTTGCCCGGCGTTAACTCTATCTTGGTGTTTTCACCAGCTTGAGTTGGCGTTGGAGGGTTCCTATGAAATATCGATCAATAAAGATTACCTATTAGGATGAAAGAGAGCGGTTCGTTAGAATCCAGCTGATAACTGGTACCGATATAACGATGAAACAACACGGTTCCCTAGAACCCAGATACGTGCGGCGGCGCTAACTGGTACCGATATAGGGAGAACGCCGGGCTGTATCACATGGCGTCTTGACTGGCGGTCGC